ATCAGCTCGTAAGTCCCCAGCCTTTTGTAAAGATAAATAACACTGATGGTTTAAGGGCTTGTGCTGCGGCACAGGCCTTTGTATTGTTCCTTTGTTCGCTCCAAAACCATGCACACAGCAATCGAAGGCCACCGCGAAAGCTCCTACCTAGCCAAGCTCGAAGCTGATCGTCAAGCTCAGCATTCTGGCTACGGCATTCGCAAGTTTCACTGCGCCGATGGCACCATCAAATGGGAAGCCTATGGTTGGGAGCGCCTGACTGAACTGACCATGCATGAAACTTCCTACGGCTTGTTCGACCACAAGTGGGAAGCTGAATATTATTTCAACTCCATTGTTCGCGGCTGATCATGACAACCATTCCAACCATCCATCTCAACGGCACTGGCTTCACCTCTCTTCGTGATGAATACGCCGCTGCTTATGATGCCCTGAAGAAAGCCCGCGAAGCCTTTGCTTCCACCACGTGTAACGGGAGAGATTTCTATCCGCAAGGCAATGATGCTTATTACAAAGCTCGTGATGAGCGGGCGGAAGCTTTTGCGGGGCTAGATCAAGCCATCCGCTACGTTGGTGATGTGCTTATGGGCATTTGCGACCAGCGCTGATTGTTTCAATAAGTAACAGTGATATATACAGGGGCTGGCAACGGCCCTTTTTTGCTCTATTGTTCCTTTGTTCGGAAGCGCGAGCTTCCCGCCCCTTCATTTCCGCCATGACTTCCCCTCCCATTGTTTGGTTGTTCAAGGACGATCAAGGCTACGAAGATTATGCTCAGTCAGAAAAAGAGCGCGATGAGCTCGTCATGATCTACAAAGCTGCAGGCTCCAACTATTCCATCACGCAACTTCCCGGAGATGAAGAATGATCACTGTTCGCACCTATTCTGACAATGGCACTTATTTTGCTCCTACGCAGGACATCTATCAAGCCAATTCTCTTAAAGAGCTTCTCTTTCACACGCGCTTGTGCATGGAAGATGGTGACTATCAAATAGGCATATTTAACGACGATGGAGAATGCAAAGGTTTTTGGGTGGATGAAGCAGAGCCTGTTGACGATGGGGAAGGCTGCATGGTGCTTGGTCCTAAATGTTACGTGCTCTACAGGCCTGGAAGCATTAGCAAAGGCTTGTGGAATCTTCACCTTTCTAAATTCAAGAGGGCTTAACCATGGGAACTAACTATTATTTGCACGCCCCTAAATGCTTTCATTGTGGGAAAGAAGCAGAAGAGCCTTTACATCTTGGTAAAAATTCAGCAGGATGGTGCTTTGGCTTACACGTGCATCCCGAAAAAGATTTGCACGATTGGGTCGATATGTGGAGCCATATTCATTACAAAGTGGAAGAAAAAGGCTATGAAATTAGAAATGAATACGGCGATTCTATTGACCCTGCTCTTTTCTTCTCCATTATCTGGGCAGAAAAGGACGCCCAGAAAGGCTTTGCGACAAGCAATGGTTGAAAGATAATCATGCCACCATAGGCCCTTACGGGCTTGCTAGGCATGCCTTGCATCCTGATCATTGTATTGGCCATGGTGACGGGCCTTTTGACTACATTATTGGAGATTTCTCATGATCCTTGTCGACTATTTCACTGAGGCCGTTTGCAAAGGCACGGAACTTATTGAAGGCTGGTACTGGTATGAAGACGATAGTGATGCTGTGGGAGGACCCTACATTGACGAAGATGCCGCAATGGCTGCCGCTGCTTTGAATGATCAATGGGGAAAGAAATAAGGGGAACTTGCTGAATCGCGGTAAGGGAACCTGCGAAAAAACGGTAAGGGACTTGCTGAAAAATGGTAAGGGGACTTGCTAGATCGCGGTATAGTAAAAGCGCCAAAAACGGCTTTTTTAATAGCCTCGCCGCCGTCGCCCATGCCTTTATGCGCTTGGCCGCATATGCGCATGGAAGCATAGCTGGCCATTGTCGAATTGTCTGTCGGAAAAGGAGAAAATTCCTGGCGGGCTTCTTGCTATTGAGGAGCAATCTCAAGAAGCAGGGGGAGCCTTTCTCCCCTTTGTCGATCGGAAAATCGTGTTTTCTCTTTGTAAAGATATATTTCAATCCTGGCGGGAGCCCGGCTCGAGCCTTCTCTTCTTTCTATTGTCGGCGAGGCCTTGAGAGATCGAGGCCGCTCCTTCGCTTCCTTTCTCATGCTCTCTTCTTTTCGCTTTTCCGAGGCTCCCTCCTTCCCTCCCATCTCTGAGCCTCTCTCCTTCCTTCGCTCTCTCCCATGGCAGAAGATCGGGGAGGAGCTCCTCTCCTTCCTTCTCTTCTCCTTCGCTCTGGCCCAGGCTCTCGCCTCTCGCCTCTGGCAGAAGCGAGGCTCTCTTGCTCCCTTGCTTCGCTCTCTCGCTTCTGCTCTCGAGGCTCTGGCCTCTTCCCTCCCTGAGCCGCTCTCCTCTTCTGCTCCTCGCGCTCTGCTGATCGAGGCTCTGGCAGAGAAGGGAGAGGCTCCCGCTCTGCTCAAGAAGGCCTCCCGCTCTGCTCTTCTCAAGAAGGCTCAGAAGCTCGGCCTCCTTCGCTGATCTCTCCAGGGAGGCTCTCGCCTCCCTTCTTTCTTTCTTCTTCCCCTTCGCTTCTTCTTCCCATGGCAACTCATGAGCTCTCTGCTTCTGATCTCTCATGGCCTCGCTTCTCTTTCTCCTCTCGCCGTGAGGCCTCGCTCTTTGCTGATCGCCTTGAGGCTCGCCTCGCTTCTCCTGAGCCTCTCTCTCCTGAGGTTCGAGCCGAGGCCGAGGCCATGCTCGAGGAGCTCCTCGCTCTGCTCTTCTCTCCCCTTCGCTGATCTCTCTTCCTTCCTTCGCTCTTTCTTCTCATGGCTTCCCCTTCCTACTTGCCAGCTCTTCTCCTCGATCGAGCCGAGGAGCTCGGCCTCTCTGAGAGCGGGCTCCCCTTTCTTCTTGAGGAGCTCTCCCGCTGGCTTCCCTCTGCAACGATCGAGGCCTTCCTTGCTGATCTCGAGGAGTTCCTGGGCTGACGCTCTGACCTCTTTGTAAAGAATTATGACAATCGAGCGGGGAGGCTCTGGCTTCTCCCGCTCTGCTTCCTATTGTCTCTGGCATGAGGCGAGCGATCGCCTCTTGCTCTCTCGCTCTTTCTTCTCATGGCTTCTCAAGCTTCTTTCTTTGTGATTAACGCCATTACCGGCGAGCCCGTGTTCGGTCCCTTCCCTTCCTTCTCTTCCGCTCGCAAGGAGGCCGGCCATCTGACTAGCTCCTTCTCCTTCCCTCTTTCCGTGGGTCGCTTCTGATCTTTCTAGGGAGGCCTCGAGCCCCCCTCTTCTTCCCCTTTCGCTTCTTCTTCCCCGTGTTTGAGATCTTCTGTTCCGTCTCTGACGAGCTCGGCTCCCGCTCCTTCCCCACTGGCGAGGCTTTCTTTCTTGAGGCCTCAGCATGGGATCGAGCCGAGGAGCTCGCTCGCTCCTTTCGAGATCGCTCCTTCTTTGTTGACTGGTCGGCTCCCTCTGCTCCCTACTGAGCTTCTTCCCTCCTTCCTTTCGCTCCTTCTTCTCATGCTTCGCTCCGCTCGCCTCTTCGCTCCTTCCTTCCTTCTCTTTGTTGGCTGTGGCCTCTTTGGCCTCGGCGCTTCTTCCTACGGTCGGTGGATCTCTACGGCTCCCTCGGCTCGCGCTGCTGCTCCCTTCGCTGCTCCCTTCATGCTCATGGCTTTCGGTGCTGCTTCTTCTTTCGGCCTTTGTGCTGCTTCTTTGGCGGATGCGGCTGAGAAGCTCTCCCGCTCTCCCCGCTCTCGCTCTCGCCTCTCCTGAGGCTCTGGCCTCCTTCTCGTGAGGGAGGCCTTCTCTTTGCTTTCTTCTCCTTCTTTCCTCTCTCCCCTTCTTCCCATGGCTTCCCCTTCCCTTCTTCTGGCTCCCTCCGCTCCCGCTCGCCTCTCTCGAGCTCCTCGGCCTCCTCAGGAGCTCTCCTCCTTCCTTGCTCGTTTCGACCTCTCTTTTGAGAGCCTCCTTACGTCTGGCTCCTCGAACGCAAAGCTTGCCAAAGGCTCAGGCCTTGCTTTCTCCTCGATCCTTCATCTGCTCCCTGCGAAAGGCCTCGCTCGAGCCGTCTCCCCTGCTTCTCATGCTTCCGTCATAAGGAGCGAACTCCCCGGCCTTCGCTCCTTGGCAGAGCGAGAAGGCCTCCTCGAGAGGGCTCTCCTCTTTGAGGCTTGTGGCTTTCGCTCTGATGCTTGCTCTGATCTGTGTCTAGCTTTCTCTGGCCATGGGGGCATCTCTCTAGGGGTGGCCTCCTGCAGAGCCCGCCGGGGCCTCGCTCTTCTGGCGGATCGATCCCTCTTTGTCCGTTGTTTGCTCTGGGCTTCTGGCTTCTCCTTCCGAAAGGCTCTTCGTCGCGGGCTTCCCTTCGCTGAGAGACTAAACGGCACTCAAGAGCTCCCCTTTTTCCATCGTTCCTTCGCTGCTTTCATTTCAGAAGAAGAAGCTGAGGCTCTCTCTCGTCTCTTCCTTGCTCCCATCCCTTCTGGCTCTCTCACCATTCCTCAAGCTCTCGCTTCCGTCCCTTCTCTTGTTCTTTACGACTACGCCAAATGCCCCCTTGAGGGAGCTTTTGGCCTTCTTGCCATGAGAGAGGCCGGCATCCACACCACGGCTTCATTGGCCGCTGATCGAGAAGGAGGAGCCGCTCGAGCTCTTGACGCCATAGGAGCGGGCTTCCCTCTGGCGGTTCCCTGTTTGGTCAAGAAAG